AGGAAGCATCGGTTGATCTGTCGTACGACTCCAAAGAGTTGTTCGGCAGCGAGCAGTTCGCCGTAGATGCGGCGCGTGGTCAAGGCAAACTGTCGGGCAAGGCCAAGGCCGCTCAGATCAGCCTCTCGCAAATGAATGCCCTTGTGTTCGGTCAGACGCTGCAGCCCGGCCAAGTGCTGGTGCACCACGCAACCACGCCGCAGGCAATCCCGGCAGGTGGAAAAATCATCGTCACTGCGCCCGGTGCTGGCCTGTTGGCTGGTGATCTGGGCGTGCGTGGGGGTGGTGCTGTGCCCTTTACACGCGTGCTGACGGCTCCAGCGAAAGGGGAATACACCTTCAACTCCGGTACGGGTGAATACGCCTTTGCTACTGCGGACGAAGGTGTATCGGTGTTTATCGATTACCGCTATTCGGTCGCCACCGGCAAGAGCCTCTCAGTGCGCAATCTGCCGATGGGTGATATGCCAGTTTTTCAGGGCGAGCTGTATCTGAAATACAAAGGCAAGTCGATCTACGTCCGCGTGCCCAACTTCGTCAGCAACAAGTTGAGTCTTTCGACCAAGCAGGACGATTACACCATCCCAGACTTTGAATTCACCGGTTACGCGGATGAGTTCGGCGAAGTCGCTTACTGGAGTTCCAGCGAATGACCGTTAACATCCCTGGTGTGGACTTTCCGTTCCCCGGCAAGAAGCTGGTTATTCCCCCGCTGGCGTTGGGTGATCTGGAGCAGTTGCTGGACCGGATCAACCTGGTCATGGCCGGCAACATGGACAAGGACAGTATCTCCACCGTAATTGATGCCACCCACGCCGCCCTCCGTCGAAATTATCCTGGTATGGATCGTCAGGAAGTAGCAGACCTGCTTGACCTGCGCAATTTCCGCGATGCACTCGAAGCCGTAATGGGGGCGTCAGGGCTGGAAGTGTCGGAGCCGGCGCCGGGGGAAGGCCAGGCCCCTTCGACTGGGGCCAGCTCTACGCTCACCTGATCGCCAGTACCGGACAAAGCCCGGTCACGCTGCGCCGTGACTGGGACATGGTGATGGTCGGCCATATGACTGACTACTGGCGACACCATCCGCCGGTCCATGTGCTGGTGGCTGGGTACATGGGCTACAAACCGGCAGAAAGTGTTACGGATGCGCCTGATCTGGCAAGCAACTTGGCGGCAATGGCGGAGGACATGCGCGCAGAGTTGCCTGAACACCTGCGCGGTGCGCTGGATGCGTTCGTTACGCCGGGATGACGCCGGTTTATTCCTGCTCTCGTCACTACCGAACTCCGCTCCGGCGGAGTTTTTTTCGTCTGCTATGTGAGGTTACGGCATGGATAGGAGTATCGCGTATCAGTTCACCGCCGGCACCCAAGGCTTTGACCGCGCAATCGAAAGTATTGAGCGGAATATGCGTGACGCTCGAACGACTTTTAGTCGGGAGCTGCGTGCGATTAATACCGAGATGGTGGGCAGCCAAGCGCAATTGAGCCGTTTTGGTCCGGCGGTCAATGATGCATTGGGCGGTGTCAGCACCATTATGCGCTCTGGGCTCTCCAGTGTTGCCGCCGGCCTGATCGGTGTTTTTGCGCTTGGTGCTTTCAAGGTCAAGCAGTTGGTTGTTGACAGCAAGGATGCGGCAATTCAGCAGCAGGCGGCTTATCGGGGCTTGGAGGCGGTCGCCAATCACGCAGGTGTCGGTATTGGCCGTGCCATGGATGAGGCGAACAAACTTGCTGCTGACGGTCTGATCAGCGTCGGAGATTCGGCCAAAGCGCTTCAAAACCTGTTGAGCCGGGGCTACAACGTCGACCAGGCAGTGAGCGTCATCACGCGCTTGAAAGATGCTGCTGCCTTTAATCGGCAGGCGAATCTTAGCCTGTCGGAAGCTGTAGTGTCGGCTACCGAAGGTTTGAAGAACGAAAACTCGGTATTGGTCGACAACGCCGGCGTCACGAAAAACGTGGCGAAAATGTGGGAGGAATATGCCAAGAGCATTGGCACCACCCGCGACAAGTTGACCGATTCGCAGAAGATCACCGCTGAGTACAACGGGGTGATGAAAGAGACTGAAGCCCAGGTTGGCAACGCCGCGAAAGCGGCTGATGGCTTGACGGGCAGCCAGGCTGAACTCGACTCAAAAAGCAACGAGCTGCAGGTCACTATCGGCACGATTTTGGAGCCTGTTTTTGTCAGCCTGAACAAGCGACTTGCTGAGACGGCCAGCTGGTTCAATAGTCTGTTGAAAGGAATGACAGGCGTTGGGGCAACAGTCGATGAAGTGGCGGCGAACGTTGCTCGCTACGAAGCAATCCTCAAGGACTTCAAGCCAGGCCCCCGTGGCAATGGTAGTAAGGCGCCTCTCGAAGCGGCATTGGTGGAGGAGCGTCTGCTGCTGGAGAACATGCAACTTGTCTCCAACAAGGTAGACGAGGTGGACGCCGGTATGCGCTCCCGTGTTGCGCGCATTGAAGAGCAGCGCCGAAAGGTGGCTGACATGGCAGCAACAGGCGACACCGCGATGACTAAGGCCCCACAGCAGGGCAGGACGGCACCAACAGCCTACGGTATCGAGGTCGCCCGCCTGACGAAGCTTGAGGCCGGTTATGCAGCAGCGATTGAGCACCGGGAAAAAGTGAAGGCGTCAACAACGCCTCCTACGAAAAAGACTGAAGACGTCGTCGCTCCCTCAGGTAAAGCAACATCGCGAGTTAGCCAGTGGTCTGAGGCGCTGGATGCGCAGAAAGTTGCGCACGCTCAACAGCAGACAGAACAGGGCACTTTTCTCCAGTTTTCTCAGCAACAGGAAGCAGAGTACTGGCAAGGAATTCTCAAGCGTACTGACCTGACAGCCAAGGAACGCTTGAGCGTGCAGCGCAATTACCTGACTTCTTTGAACTCGCTACGACGCGAGGACGAAGGCAAGGCGTTTGCCGACTTACAGGCTCAGGCCCAGCAATACCGAAACAATATGGATGCGCGTTTGAATATCGCGCAGCAGGTGCTGGAGCGAAGTCGACAACTGTATGGTCAGGACAGCCAGGAGTATCGCAAGGCGGCTGCGGAAGTGGTCGCTGTTGAGAGGGAAAAGCAGCAGCAAATCACCAACATGAAGCAACAGGAATATGCCGCTGATAAGCAGGCACGGCTTACCGATGTTGCCCATGCGGAGCAGATGGCGCAGTTGGACCTGCAGGCCAACTTGATTACCCAGGCGCAGTTGCTGCAGGCCCAAGCTGAGTTTGAAAAGCAACGGTATGCAATTGAGGCCGAATCGCTTGCACAGCGAAAGGTATTACTGGAGCAGGATCCTGATCGTAATCCGGTGGCTCTCCAGCAAGTCCAGCAGCAAATCCTCGCTCTTGAACAAACCCATCGCAATAGCATGGCTGTAATCGGCCGGCAGCAAACCATGGAGTCCCAAAGCAATTGGACTGGAATGGTCGGGAGCTTACAGGCCAGTTGGTCCAGCGGGTTGAATGGAATCCTTACCGGCACTATGGGAACCCAGGGGCTGTTGAAAGGGATCTTTGGAAGCATAGGTACAGCGTTTATTGAAAACATGGTCACCAAGCCATTGATGGCGTGGATCTTTGGCGAGACGGCGAAAACCGGTGCCACCGTCACTGGTGTCGGTGTGCGGACTGCTGCAGAAGCGGGCGGCGCGGCTATGTCGGTCGCGATCTGGGGCGCGGCGACCATCTCCAACATCATCGCCAGCGCATGGCAGGCGATGGCTGGTGCATTCGCAGCTATGTCAGCCATTCCGTTTATCGGCCCTGTACTGGGGGTTGCGGCGGCTGTTGCGGCCGGTGCGTTCGTTTTCGGCTTGGTCAAGAACGTGGCGTCGGCTGAGGGCGGTTACGACATCCCCGCAGGTGTGAACCCCATGACCCAACTTCACGAGCAGGAGATGGTGCTGCCAAAGCAGTACGCGAATGTCATTCGTCAGGCAGCGAGCGGAGAAGGGCAACTGGGTGGTGGCGGTGGTGGTTATCACTATCACGACAACAGCGGGCGCCTTACCCCGGCTGATATTCGGCGTAATGCGCGGGTGTTTGCAGAGGAAGTGCAGAAGTTGCGGCGTAATGGTGCCATTAAGGCATAAGGGGCGAATCATGATTATAGGGCCGTTTTTTCCAGCGAGATGGATTGCTGGTTTACCAGATCGTGGGGTAATAGCCGAAGACGTTTTGCCCCATATGCCGGGGCAAACACTGCTCGCCAAGAAGGCACCGGAATGGAGTACCGGTGTTCAGAAGTCGGTAAGTGGGCGACGTCGAACCACGGCCTATTACGCTGCGCCTGTCTGGTCGTTCCAGATCAATTACAACGCTGTTCGTAAGCGGCCGGGGCTGGACGAGTGGACGCGGCTGTTGCAGTTTTTCAACGCCCGCAAGGGACAGTTCGGTGAGTTCTTATATTTTGACCGTACCGATCACCAGGTATCGAAGCATCGTTTCGGGTTCGGTGACGGGGCCACCCGGGTATTTCAACTTTCCAGGGCCATTGGGGACTGGGTAGAACCGGTTTACGGCGTAGTCAACATTGAACTGCTGACAGTGAATGGAGTTCCCTCGAGCGCGTACACCGTGGATGAGTTGGGCCTAATCACATTTGCCCAGCCTCCCGCTGGTGGGGCTGTGTTGGAGTGGACAGGGGCCTTTTTCTTCCGTTGTGCCTACGACTCTGACTCGCTGAATAGCGCGCAGCCATTCGGGAGAATCTGGGAAATCAAAAACGTCTCTTTTACGAGTATCAAGCCATGATCGAGGCTACTCCGGAACTAAAGCAGTTTTTGTCCTCGGCACGCAGCTTTGTTATGGCCGATCTCTACACCATCGCCTTGGCAAGCGGTCAGGTTCTTCGTTACACCGATGCGGGTATTCAGCTCTATGTTGAAGGGGTGAACTACTCGGCGTCCGGTCCGTTAATCAAGCGTACGGGTGTCCGGATGGTACGAGGCATAGAGGTCGACACACTGAGTGTTACGTTCTATGCCGGCGTTCAAGACACTCTCCTTGGGGAGCCCGTGCTGGCCTTTATAGCTGGTGGTGGGTTCGACGGAGCATCACTAACTCTCGCCCGGGCCTTCATGTCGGACTGGGGCGCTCCGGTGGTTGGGACTGTAATGCGTTTTATTGGTCGTGTTGCCGAAGTAGATCCTGCTAATAGAGAGCAGGCGACTGTTTCGGTTAAGTCGCCAATGGAGCTACTGGACACAAAAGTACCTAAGGGAGTCTTCCAGCCAGGGTGCCTACGTACCGTATATAGCGCTGACTGTGGC